GATTAAACCTCACTTGAGGTTTGTAATCTTACCTTGACCCTTAAAGAATGAACAACCTACTTCTGCAATTGTGCGGTATAATGCCTGATTACCGAGAGTCCCAACACCAAACGGGTTTCCATTGGAAATACCATCCTCAAAGTATTGAGTCGGTTTCATAACAGATAGCCACAAATGGTCAGTATCTAGAATAAGCATATCACTTAATCCAGTAGTATTACTACCGTTAGTAGTCATAGGCATATCTTTTGCTGGAATGATTGGAATATCGAAATATGTTGCTACTCGGAATCCAACTTCACGACCCTTTGTTCCGCGAATACCGTTATGAGTAGGTGTTACTTCCTTTCTTTCCATAAATCGCTCTTGGGATTGTAATAGGTCAGCAAGTGCCTGAATAGTATCATATCCAGTTAGAATAACCTTTGGAGAACCACCATTTGCACGAATCTCTCTTAATACTGAATTAAGCAAACTTAGAGTTAAAGAGCGTTGGTCGCTTGCAGCGTAACCATTACCGTAATTAACTACTGCGTCCATAAAAGAAGCAGTAGCATTACCACCAGTTAATTGCCTATCAGTAGAACCGTATAGATTCACTAAGTCAGCAGTTAGAGTAGAAGCACCTGAACCAGTGTTTAACATGCTACCATCATTTAATGCGTTTAACTCAGCAGAAGAAGAAATAACCTTCATTAATGAAGTATAATTCTGCTCAATCAATGGATAGTTAGAGTTATCATAATGCTGTAAAGGCATTACAAGCATTTTACTCTGCATTTCTGCGTGGTGTTTACCCATATCTTCACGAATAATGGAGCGAATATCTCCAACACCGTCATCAATACTGGATAATTCCATTCCAATCTCTGAGAACTCAAACATATGAGCAACTGTTTTAGGACTTAGATAGAGTTTTGCGTATTCAGGAGCAATTGGAGGAATATTGTTTCCTGTTCCAATTGATGCGTTTTCTGCTACACCACCAATATCATCGGCGGCAGGAGAAGAAGCACCAGTAGCACCAGTGCCAATAGAAACGGCTGAACCGGAACCGCCCTGTGGACGGCTTTTTAGGATTCTCCATCCTGACTGTGTATATGGTCTTTTAGACAATATAGCCAATGGGTTAATTTCTTGGTTTAACATTGACCAAACTTTCTGTCCGTATAATACGTTGTATAAATCTCCTAAGTTTGCTGCTGCGCTAAATGGATTTGATGCGGCGTCATGGGGCGTTCCAAAACCACCTACTACACCTGCCGCCTTTAATAGAGAATTACCTCCACTACCTGACATTCCGTAAGTTGCTGCTTCTAAATCTTTTATTGTGTTAATGTATCCTGTCATTTTAATCACCTTTTTGTTTTATCCAATTGGATAATCACACAAACCTCCTTGAAAGTGTGTGAATTTCATCCCAACTCATTTCGGCTACTTGCTCGATTGATGTTGGAATATCCTCTGGAATAGTCATTGAAACTTCTTGAGCCTTAAGAATTTCATTCTTCTCATCGGTCAATGATTTCTTTAATTCTGCAAATTGTTCCTTAAGAACAGTAACTTCTGTTTTAGCATCATAATTCTGCTTTGCTAGAATATCTTTGCGTGTTCCAACTTCTGCTTCAAAACGAGTTTCAAATTCTTTCTTCAAGTTATCATAAGCAATCTGCTCTAACTGTTCTGCGCGGAATTGCTCATAAGCCTTCTCAATGTTTTCAACAGAAAGATTCAGGCTATTTAACTCATTGTTATTAAAGCCCTTAACAACAGTTTGTTGTGTATGATTAGCGACTCCTTTACCATTAGGAACAACAACCCTATTCTCAGGATTACCGTCTTCAACGAAGCCTTCAGGACCAGTATGTCCTTTTGCTTCCATTTCAGGGTCTTCGTTCATTACTTCTTCGTCTTCTTTCATTTCTGTTTCCATCATTTCTTCAGTCATTTCAGGCATCTCCTGATATTCATCTTCTTTCTTAACAGCGTTAATGTCTGCTAATATTCCATTCAATTCTTCTAGTGCTTTTTCTAATTTTTCGGTCATATTCTCACCTTGTTTTTTTTCCATTTTAAGTATATCAAATTTTGCTTCTGGATTTATCCCCTTTTCGCATATTGTTACTTCATGGAGTTCTAATTTATCTATCTCATTGTATTGTCCGAGTTCAGGATGATTTCTTTGTTTCTTTGAAAGTGCCTGTCCTCCTATACTAAATGAGCGTAATGTTCCTTTTCTTATTCCGCGAGATACTTCTTTTGCTTTTTCAATATCTTCTCTTAATTTAATTACAACAAAGAATCCAACATCATCAACTTCTGTTTTATGTATTCTCCCTGATTTATCTCTATAACTTGGAATAACTTCGCCGACTTGCACATTTGAATGATTACTCATTACGTTTCTAAATTTTGCGTCATCCATGTATTTTACTACTGCTTCTTTGAGTGCATCTAATGTAATTAAATCATTTTGCTTATCAACGATTTCAATTGAAGCATATCCACCAATAACTAGTTCATCTGATTTAAGTATATTAAATTGAGAACCATTATCGGCCTTTAGTAAAATCGCCTCCTTCGACACTTTCAATCACCCCCGATTAACTATATGAATCAGTCGCTTTCCTCTCTTTCGATGGTTAATTTTTTAAACCTGTCTTCGTAAATATTCCATATTTCTTCATCTGTATCTTTTTTTACAGGCTTTTTTGTAAATCCAGTGAATGTAATCCAATGTTTTTCCCCATCTACTTCAACCACTCTAAAATGTAATTTAGTATCTAATTTGTTGCCTTTTAAGATGTATTCATGATAACCATGACGTTGAACACCAAGTTCCAATTCACCCTCATCAATTAATTTACCACCTTGAAAGTTCCTAGAAACTTCTGCCTTGTATTTAGCAGATTTACCTAAATAATTAAACACATCTTCTGAATCCTCAGTATCAACAAACCAAATCATATTTTCACCTTTGATATTAAATTTAACATCTATATTTTTATCATCTCTTAAATACAATTTAAAAGTATCATTACTTTCAACATTTTTCTTAATTTCAATATCTTTTTCAAGCACATCAGGGGCAGCATTAAATTTATCTTTACCCTCATAAATTAAATCATTCTGTTGCTTCATCCACATAACTAACTTTCCTAAATCATTATCAAATAACTCATCATAAACAACAGCATGGTTTTCAATAACAAACTTTTCTATTTGTTTAATAGTAAAAGGCCCACCAGATTCAATAATTTTATTTCGTATGGAAACTCTCAATTCACTTCTTTTACTTTTCATCATACTTTCCATTTCAGTTTTCCAAACATCTAAATTAGATAAAGCATTTTTAGCCATTAAATTATTCTCTTCAAAACCATATACTACAAATCCATCAAAGTCACTTTTAGCAATAATAGTAGCAGTTCCATGAATATTATCAGTAATAGTGAATGATTTCTTTAATGCATCTACTTTATACTTTAATGACTTTCTACCATCCTTTGCTAACATTTCTAATGTAACTAATTTATCAGGATATTCTACTTCCGGTATTTCAATAACTTTTGCAGAAAATAAACTATATCCATCTCCTTTACGTTTTACTTCATCTACTTTGACTCTAACAATAGAACCTACTTCCACCTTCTCTTTAGTATTTAATGCTTTACCGACAGGCAAATAAGTTCTATCATCTATTTCTTTACCTTTTAAGTTTCTACTCTCTTCTGCTGATAATGGGCCAGCACCTAAAGTGTAAGAATACATTCCAGATTTAGTAGATTTGACATCTAATACCATCAAATCTAAATCTGTAAACTTTTTCCATTTAATCCATTTAGGATTCTTTTTAGTTCCAACAAAATAAGTAGATTCTAAATCTTTAATTACAACACCCTCCGATGCAGGAAGTTCCATTATCTCCTTAGAATAATTTTCTACTTCCTTTATTGAATCAGCAATACGACTATCTTTCTTAGAAGGATATGCCAATCTCTCATCACTCAAAGGAGCGTATTGGTAGAATAAAATATTAATTCTTTCTTTGAGAGGTTCTTTAGTCAAATCTCTATCTTCATGTTTCATAACATCAAAAACATGTGCGCTCAAATAATGGTCTGGATATTT